CTCCGCAAAGCGTGATTGACTATTTGACGGAGAAGCTACGCAAATGACAATGCGTAACGTGTACTCACAAAGTGAATTTGAGGCAATGATGCGTGAGCAACGTATTATACTGAGCACACCGTTAAGTATGGTGCGTAAGCAACGTATGATGCTGAGCACACCGTCAAGTTTTAGCTCGAAGCAGCAAACATCTCTGTTTACTACAAAGGCAAGCAAGTATATTCGCATTCCTGATGCGGAACCGTATTACTTGTGCGTTCATTGTGCAAAAGCAGTAAGCGAAGATGGTTGGCATTCTGCGAAATGTGAACCTACGTCAAAGCCGCATGAGCGCTGGCAGATTCTAGAGAAAGCTATCGCAACGGCAACTAACGAAACTTGTTCGTTAATTGGTTCGCTTGGTTCGCGCTACGATGTTGGCGAAATGCGCAACCAACTCTGCCGCGAGCAAACGTTTGTGCCTTTTTCGCTCAGCGAATTTGTGCGAGACCCCAAACTTATGCGCGAAGGCCCGTGGAAATAATCCCATTCAAATAAAAGGAGATAGAATCAAATGTTCGACATCAGCGTTATCAAAGTCAACAACGATAATACACAAACCCCAATTGATGATTCTCACATTACTGTGCTTGATGACGGTAATGAAGAACGTCGAGTAGTTGTCAACGGTCAAGTTGCTGGCTACTACTGGCTTGACCCAGAAACGAAGAAGGTTGCTGTAATGCGCCCGAATGTTGGTTACGAGTTTGTGGAGGTTACGACTTGACTCTCAAACTTGGCACTTCACCACAATCATTCTCAGCCAATGTTAAGACGGAGATGAATGCAGGTAGACCACAGAAGCAAGCTGTAGCTATTGCGTATTCGCAGAAGCGCAAAGCACAGAAAATGAAACGCGGTAAGAAGTAAGCAAGAATGAACCTTCGTGCTCTCCGCAATGCTGTGAACGATGAAGCGCGTCGGCGCGCACGCAAAGTCGACGTCACAGCTTTGGACCCTGACAAGGTCTGCAGAGGGCACAAGCCTCAAAAACTTCTGCTATGCGATACATCAGCTAGGATTATTGCTCTCTGTTCTAGACGTGCAGCTAAGTCAGTCACGGTATGCGCGAAGATGGCAAAGGAGGCGTTAGCCGGGCCTAACAGAACTATCCTGTACTTCGGTGCTACAGCTAAAGCTGTGAGACTTCTAATCTGGACTCCTGTCTGGCAATTCTTCCGCAAAGTTTGGCACGTTGGTGGCGAAGATAACGAATCAACAATGACCACGAGATTCGGCAATGGCTCAGTTGTCGCATTTATTGGCACTGACGACTACAGACATGTTGAAACGATGCTTGGTGGCAAGTTGTGGATGGTTGTGATTGATGAAGCTCAGAGTCAACCACATTCAGTGCTTGACCCGCTCATTAACCGTATTTTGCCACCTGCATTGTCAGACAATCTCGAACACGGTGGTGGGATTCTCATCCTGGCGGGGACTATCCCGGAAGTTGAAGCAGGATTGTTCTATGAGATTTGGAAGAATACCAACAAATACTCAAGCTGGACTCGCCACAACTGGAATCGCTTTGACAATCCACATATCGAATCCGTCACTGCATTAGCTAAGGAGTTAGTCAACTCAGGTAGGACTATTGATGACCCGTTGATTCGACGCGATTGGTTTGGGGAGTTTGTCTTTGCTAAAGAATTGACTGCATTCCGTTATGACCGCGCTAAAGCTGGTTACGACGGCAAAGCATTGCCTGAGCTAAACTTGTTTGCTGCAGGTGTGGACCCCGGAACCCGCGACAGAACCGCTATCGTTGTATGGGGTTGGTCAACCACTGACCACAACGTCTATCAAGTCTATGAATGGGTCACACCTAGAAACAGTGGGATTACCTTGTCAGTGATTGCAAGTGAGCTTAAACGCATCAACTTGCGCTTCCCGCTGCATCGAATCTACTTCGACATGGGCGGTAGCAACATGGCAATCGACACGTTCACGCGGGACTACGGTTTGCCAATTATGCTAGCGGCAAAGAAGACAGACCGATTGATGCAGGTGGAGCGATTCGCCGATTTGCTCGCACTAGGTAGAGCTAAGGTCATTATTGGCAGTGCGCTAGAAGAAGACTTACAGAAGTCCCAATGGGACAAAGACAAACTTGGCAAAGGGCAACACGATTGGTCTAGCGTTTGGCACCCCGACGTTGCTGATGCAGCTAGATATGCAATTGAGGCTTATTTCGATGCCTATCGTATGCCCGAACCCAAGTTAGATGATGCTTCTGCCGAAGATAAGCTGTGGAAAGAGCTTCTGCAACCACCAACGGATAAACCGTACGAGTCAGAGCTTGACCGAATGGGATTTGGACGATGAATGCGATAGAGAATGCAATCGCGCAACTCTGTCAACAGATATCTGTCAATACGTACCAATCTGATTTAATCACATACAAGGATGGTCTACGCATGTTGAACCTAGGCGACATTGAAGCTATCGCGCAAGTCACTTACGAAGCTAACCGCGCATTCATGCGCACCAAAGGACAATTCGATATCGTTCCATGGATTGCCGCAGGGCAAGGCCCGCGTGAGAATGAGATTCTCAAGGTCCGTAGGGAGATTGAGAATCCTATGTCGACGTTGCCAGTAGAAAATGCCAATGCAACACAGCAGTCAGCTATTGAGCTATTCATAGCCATTGTTGACCAGCTTGCACCTACCAACGATGCGCTGGCAAGCGAATCAACCAATGACTGACGAGCTTTACGATTTCTTTGTCAAGCTCCGCACGCTGCGCGTTTTGCGCTATAACGGGCCGGTTCGGATAGATGGAGCACCACATGCGCTAAGTATTTCGTTTGATTACAGCGGCACAGCGCAACAGACGACAATTGATACGCAGGAAGAACACCCCGCCCCTATCGCAAAAAAGCGTATGTCCGACATTGAAGCTGCGCTAGATGCCGCACGCAATCCACAGGGTCTTTATCCAACGAGCAAAGATGAAAGCGGGGCGCATGAATCATGAACATGAACAGCAATGCTCCGCAACCAACACAAGTTTTGCGTTTAGTCCAACTTGGAACGTCCGATTGGGGAATACTCAGTGCTGGGCTTTCAGCTTCTATCGATACTGTCAACAATCAAGTTGTGATTCACGTTTGTCTCGTGGGAGGATTAGGGACGAATCTCGTTGGGCAGTTTCAGCCTATGCAGGTGAGCCTTCGCGAAGTTGGGCGCATGTCAGTTGATGAAGTTGTCAAACTCTTTGAGGCTAACTTGGAAGCTAAGAAGCTCCAAGAGGCTTCAATGATTGTTCCTGCAAATGTATAAAAAACTTCCGTGGGTGCGTGTCACCAATGAATTCGTTGCCAAATTCTTTGGCCAAAAAGGCTGCACCAATTGCGATGGCAATGGATTCATTGGTGGTGATGCACAGGGGCGGACAGTGTGTAGTTGCGCGACGCTAGCTTTTCGCCGTGAGATGATTGCCACGGGCAAAGTTAGACGTCGATGCCAGCGCATCGGTAATAAAGATGTCATTTGGTTAGAGTACCGTGAGCTTGGGTCAGTTACTGAGGAGCTAGAGAAATGACCATCAACGCTAATTCTCCCGCAGCTAATCTAGTCAAATATCGTTGGTGGGAAGAGCCCGAACAGACTGTCGCTAGCGCTATGTCCAGTGCCGCGCAGAATATAGAGAAATACTCTTGGCATCGGCGTTTGCTCAATCTCGTCTGTACCCGCTACATGACCGGACGAGAAATGACCAACTTGTACAGCTACGCTATGGCTCGGCGTCCAGCTAGCTTGACAATGCGTCTAAGAAACATCGATTGGACCGCACCAACCGACAATATTATCGCTACGTGTGGAGATGTCTACCGCGCACGCATTTGGAAAGAACGCACCTTCATCATTACTGTGCCGATTAGCGGCAACTTCAAAGCATTCATCAAGTCGATTCAAATTAGCCGATTCATTGATGCTGTTTTTCACGACACAGACTTTTGGACAACGTACGAATTGTGCGGTGATGATTGCATGACTGTTGGCGACGGATTCATCAAGGTGCATGAGTCGCCAACGGAGAAGAAAAAGATTTGTATCACCAGGGTTCTAGGTGATGAGATTCTCGTCAACGAAGAAGAAGTAGTTAACGGCGGGTATCCGCGGAGCATGATGCAACGTTGTTTCATGCACAGAGAAGAATTGATTGCTCAATTCGGCGCGACTCCTGAATTGCGCGATGCCATTTGGAACGCTCCCGGAGCCTTCCCGGGGCTCTATTATGGCGACCTTGCTGTGCAAGACATTGTGCCGTTCGTTGAAGGTTGGCACATCAAAGGTTATAACTCAATCACCGACAAAGAAGACGAAGGTAGGTTAGTCACCGCGATTAACAATGTTCTTTTAGACGACAGACCTTTTAAGAAGCGGTGCTTTCCCTTCGCTAAGCTCACTTTTGCTCGGTTGCCAACAGGTTACTTTAATCAAGGTCTAGCTGAGCAACTGTTGCCTTATCAAGCTGAGCTAAACAGATATGATTCAGCCGATTGGGAAAATCAGCAACGCATGTCTTGGCCGACAGTGCTCAACCCTGTTGGTTCAATGGTTGGTAATGCGCAGCTACAAGGTTCTAGCGGTAGAGTAATCAGCCATGCGCCAAATCTAGCACCACAATTTGTGTTTCCCGATGCTACTAACGCGCTAGCTGAGCAACGTCGAGCAAGAATCAAGCAAGATGCTTTCCTTCGTGCACGCATTTCGCAATCATCCGCGATGTCTCAGAAACCAGAAGGTCTCAACTCTGGTACAGCAATCCTTGCGTGGCGTAACATTGAAGACGCAGCACACGCGGACCTTGGTCAACGCGGCGAAGCGTTTGTCACGGAAGTAGCCGAGCTAGTTACAGACCTAGCAGAAGACATCAAGCCGAAAGTGACCTATCAAGGTAGAACCCTGCAAGAAATCAAATGGGATGATGTTAGACTCAGCAACGATTCTTATCACGTACGCGCTTTCCCTATGTCTACATTGCCTCAGTTGCCTGCAGCTAGACAACAGACAATCGATAACTGGTATGCCAATGGGCAAATCACCAAATCCATCAAGATGCGTCTCGAACAAATGCCCGACATCGATGGTTGGCTTGATTTGACCAATGCTGCGCTTAACGACATCTTTATGACTTTGGACAACATTATTGAGTCCGGCGACTATGTGCCACCCGAGCCATTTCAAGATTTGGCTTCGGCTATTCAAATTGCGCAATCACGTTGGTTGCAAGAGCGCGTGCGCGGGACCCCTGCTGATAGACTTGAATTACTGCTGCAATGGATTATGCAAGCAAATGAGCTTATCAAAGAAGGCGCAAGCCAACCTATCGGCATACAACAGCCTGAAGGTGCGCCAGCAGCACCACCAATGCAAGTTTCTGCGGCACAAGGCAAACCCCAACAGTTGAATGGAGCACAGTAAACAGCCATGGCTCTTAACATCATTGCATCACCAACTGACCAAACCCTCAGCGGGCAACCTGCAGCAACTGCAACAACCAACGAATCTGATAATGCTGCTTCAGCAACCGAGCCAACTGTTACCCCGGGGCAAATCGCAACCGATGTAACTGCAGCCGGGGATAAGCCCGACGATGCAAATTCAACTTCAACTCAACAAGTCGAATCCAACGCTAGCGTTAACATCTCTCCCGATGCTCTCCGGCAAATCACTAATCTCAGTAAAGGCAACCGAGAGCTAAAAAAGCAACTAGCTGAAGCTCAAGCTAAGCTCATTCAACCAGAAGATGTCAAGACGAAGCTCGCACGCTTCGAACAATTGGAATCCGCATTAAAAGACCCCAAGAAGTGGATGGAACTAGCCGAGCTTGACATTGAAAAGGTTTACGAATCTGTCTTACCCAGGAATGGTGAAGACGCTTCGTCAACAACTTCCGACAAGCGTGTCACTGACCTAGTTGCATCCAATCAGGAGATTCGCAAAGAGCTCGATGCTCTCAAGCAAAAGGACACAGCAAAAGAAACTGCTCAGGTGCAGCAACAGCAAACCCAACAAAAAGACCAAGCCGTCACCTATACCAAGTCTCTCATCGAAGCAACCAAGCTTGCTGACGGTTCTCTCCGTTGGGACCGCTTGACAAAGTCTGCAGACGCTGCACAGAACGCAATCGATGCCGTGATGATTGTTGCTGCGCGCGACTATGCGGAGCAAAAAGACACTCAGGGCAACATTACACGGCAAGGCAAGACCATTGATTCGGCCACTGCCAACAAAATACTTGAGCAAGCGTTGGATGAAGCTGAAGCTATTGAATTGGCCCGCGAGCTTGTGGAGCAGCGAAAAAAGACTGGACAAAGCGAAACAGAGCGAGTTGAATCTAGAGGTATCAGTTTCCGCTCGGTAGAAGACGCGTCAACACGGCGTTTCCCGGCGAAACCGACCGCCGACGGCAATCGCGGGCCAACACGAACTGTCGGCATGCAGCGTGGACCAGTTTCAGCCGCGCAAGCTCGTGCAAGAGCATTACGTATGGTTGGCGCAGACGAACACGGTAAGTAATTAGAGCGTTCGCCCGTAAGAACGTTCTGAGTCATTAGCCCGCTAAGTATCTCGGGCAACAAGCGCGCAAGCATGTCGCTTGCGGCAAACAATTGTTGCTGAAAGAGGTACTTCAATGCCCGTTACGTTTACTGCTAATGACAGTGCGGCACTCCGCACTTTCTTTGAAGACAGTTATGAGGATTTGGCTTATCGCGACCATGCTCTAATGGGCATTTGCGAGAAGCTCAATCGACATGGTGACTCCGTCAAGGTGCCCATGGCGTTTGGCTACACTGCTGGACGCGGCGGCACTTTCACGACCGCGCAAACCAATGAGAGCAACATCAGTCGTGTTGCTTTCTTGGTCACTCCACAGAAGACCTATGGTGTGCAGAAGGTTGACAACTTCACTGCTGCGCTCACGAGTGATAAGAAAGGCGCTGTTGTCAGCTTCTATAGCGATGCTATCGAAAAGTCGATGCGCGCTTGCAGTGACGACGTTGAGTGGTCGTTGTTTAGCGATGGCTTCGGCACGATGGCTACAATTAGCAGCAACAGCGGTGGTGGACCGTACGTTCTAACGTTGACGAATCCTGGTGATGTTTACCGATTCCAGAGCGGGTTTGTTCTTGTCAGCAAGGCTACCCCAAGCTCCGCTGCGCTAGACACAGGTACTATCAGCGTAACCAACCTAGACCCGGTTGCCGGAACCATTACGGTTGCCGCGTCTGGTGGCTGGACACCTACGAATACGCACGTGCTTGGCCTGCAAGGCACGATGGCGGCTAGCACGAGCCTTATCACGTGGGCCGGTTTGCAAGGTTGGTTGCCCGATGACCTTAATCGTGGTTCGCTGTCAACTACGTTCTACGGTGTAGACCGTTCGCAGTATCCCACGCTGCTTGCGGGTAATTATCTCAATGCAACGCAGATGAATGTCAAACAAGCTGTCTACAACTTGGCCGTGCAAATCGGCCCGGTTAGCGGCAGCAAGCCCGATGTGGCTCTCATGAGCTATAGCAACTACGGCAAGCTTGAAATCCTGGAAGACACTCGTGCGCAGCACATTCAAGCACAGGGTGATGGCATCAGTGTTTTCTACGAGGGATTGAAGGTTGTCGGGCCGAAGGGTCCGATTGTCTGCATTCCTGCAACGTTCTGCGATGCAAGTCATATTTACGTGCTTGATTCGTCTACGTGGAAGATGGGCTCGCCCGGCGGGCAATTCATTGTGCCTGCAACTAGAAATGGTGAGCCCGTTGAGTTGTCCACGGATGACGCGAACGAAGTACGCATGCGTGGTGGTGGTTACTTCTGGTGTACGGCGCCGGGGTACAACGGGGTAGCACGAGTCACGCCGTAAGTAAAGCGCCAATAGGAGTGTGCTTCTATGGAACGTGGTCAATATCAGGATGCGTCTTACAACCTTTCAGGTTACAAGCGCATTTGGTTCAAATGGACAATGACTGCCGCTACAACGTTCACGGTAAACCGCTCGCAAGAGCTTTTGCGCGTGAACCCAATCGTGCGGACGGGTGTCGGCATTTACGATATCTTTCCGCTTAGTCCGCCCGGGGTAGAGTTGATTGATTGGTACTTTGATGCAATCGAAGTGACACCTAGTAATACCTCTGCTAACTCGGGCAAAGCTACCGTAGTCAATAGCTTGATTGCTTCTAACAAAGTCACTGTCACTTTCCGTATTAACTCGACGCAAGCAGCAGCTGACTTTGCTACTGGTGACATCATCTATGGTTGGCTTGGGATTCAGACTGTGTTTAACCCCGGGCAGTAAAACAGATGGGCATTGCAGATGCTATTGCTAAACGGATTGCTTCCAAGCCGAGTAGCACCAATAGCGACAGGGAGCTTGGAAGCGAAAACAAAACCGCAATCGAAGAAGGTGCCCTGAAACCTGGTGACCACGGTAGACGCATCTTTGCCGCCTTTAATCAGTTGCGCGCTACTGGCGCAGACGAAGATGCCATTTCTCTAGAGCAAGCAGTGAGAGATTGCATTGAAAACATGGGCGAGGATTACACAAATAGTTAAGCTGTACTAACAAGGAAAAACCACATTGGCAACACGAACGCTTACGCAGCTAATCTCGGATGTCCGTTCGCTTGCCAATGTGGTTAACTCCGCGTTCGTTGATGATGCGGCCGAGCTTACTCCTTGGATTAACAATACAGTAGCAGAAGAGTACGATTTAGTTGTCAGCACCTTCGAGCATTATTATGTCAACTTCTTTAGCTTCACATTAACCGGTGGGCAATCGGGCAACTCTCAATCGCTTAGCGCATTGACTGGTGGCTTCTACAAAGACAACACGCTCGAAAAGGACCCTGGAACTTCTAGTGTCCGTGTAATCAAGCGTTTGCCCGCGTTCACCGAACGTGCATTCGCGCAAGGCATTACCTACGACATCATAGGAACACCCGCGTCGCTCTACGTATATGCTCCTGAAGTGAGCGCTGGTAACTACAGGCTGTGTTACACACCGGACCCTCCCGTGTTGGCCACGTCGAGTCCTGGGCCACAAGTTGACTTGGATGCAACGTTGACTCGGTGGTACCAATACGTGGTTAAACGCGCTGCGCTGGATGTTTTCAGGAAGCGCCAGAAACTAGATGAATTATCCGTGCTAGCAGGAGACATCAATAATCCTATGCCTGGAACCTTGGCCTACGAACGTCAACGTATTCTGAGCATGGCGCACAACAAGCTTGAGTCTCCGCAGCAAGTGCCGTTGCCAGGTAGGCGAAACACGTTCTGGAATTGGGATGATAATCCTTGATTGAGCGTTAATGCCACTCTTTCAAAAGCTTGTCACTGGCAACGTCGATATCGACCGCATTCAAGATAGACTTGTTGATGCTTTTGTAATGGTCGGTAATCTCCTGAATCAGTCGAGTCTAATTGGGCAACGCTTTAGCTCCTACGTTGTCACCGGCAACAACGGTCAAGGTAGTCTGAAGCTTGCGCCGATTAAGAATTCAGCTTTGGCAATCATCCGTCGAGCTCGTGTTGGAATGCTCCTTGTCGCTGCTGTGGACTTGACCGGTCTGACCGATGTGCAAGCTAGCTTCGAGCGCACACTGAGCAAGACAGACGCAATCAAGCAAATTGATACAGCAAATCTCTCCGCGAAAAAGATTCTCATTGTGATTGCTGGGTAAGCTCCCATGGGTCTCGTCTCAAAGCTTGTAATGGCGCCTCTGCTGTCTGTTGACCAATCGGCAACGGATACAGGTGGGCCCGTGGGCAGATTGCAGACGCTGAGCAATGCGTTTGTTAAGCAATTCCGTGGGCAAGGTGGGCTGCAACAGGTTAAGACGCAAAAGAGGTTTGGGTTTACGCAGTTTCCGACGATAGTACGCAATCCTGCAGATGGCAGTATTTCAGGCAAATCCATGATTGGGCAAACAGCTATGGGCACACTGGCTAACCGATTGGTTACTGTAGCCGGTGCTGCTGCGTTTGTGCTCAGTGAGCCAACAGCTTGCTTTGAGTCCCCCAACTTCCATTTGCCGACGCAAACGCTTAGAGCTAAAAATGTTCCTACTGCTAACAGCATTGGCAGCAACCTACTAGTCACACCGGATTCCGCACGTATCGGCACGCGCACTATGTATGCGTGGAATGATACCGTTGCGGGTGCAATGTTCGTTGCAATCTACGATGATGATGGTACGCAAGTGCTAGCGCCATTCTTCAATGGCTCAGGTGGGCTTAACTGTAAAGTCGTTTCTGACGGTACCCGTTTTTGGACTGTGCAAACTCAGCTTGGAAACATCGATGTCGATGCGTGGGATACCAATGGTGTGCACCTTGCTAACAATGCAGCGATAGCGGCATCAACATACGTTGATGCTATCGCTGCAGTCGGCGGAAATGGCGTAGCTGTAGCGCAGAAAGACCCAGGGTCGGGAACTGTTAGGTTAACAACGTATACGTTTGGTGGTGGAGTAATCAGCATTGCGTTTAACGTTACGTTCGGGCTGGCCAATACGATAGTCGGATTTCTGCGCAATGATAGAGGCGATGGATTCTATTACGTTACGGCAATCAATCTGGGCGGGCCTTACGATTACCGCGTGTATCAAGTTACGCCAAACGGAACAATTAATCATACGTACACATTTGCCACTGGTCAGGCAGCATTCCCGTTTGAGATTACTGGGTACGTTGCACCTAGCGGCAATGCGGATTTGACTATTGCGTTGGGGTTTCTCGATACAGCTACATTGCCGGGACCATTTGCGTTTCGCAACATTACCGACATTTGGACGTCAACGTTTGCCGGTGTAAATACCAAACAAACAACTAAGCGCAGTCTCACGCCGGCATCACGTCCGTTCCAACTTAACAATACGTACTACATTGCTATGTTTTACCAATCAGACCCGGTTGGTAGTAACACAATGGTGCAGTCCACGTTTTTCTTGCTCAACTTGTCTGCGCCCTGGCAAATTTGCGGACGTTGGGACAATGGTACAGCATACGCTGATTGGCAGAATAACAGAGGCACCAACTTCAATTTTTGGCTGCATTTGTCCACACCGAACGTGGATTCCAGCGGAGCTATTCATTTAGCTTTGCTTTATCGCCAGCGCTCGTTTACTACACGTGTAACCGATGCCACATTGAATGGAGTTAGCGGCACAAACGATTTGGGCAATTGGGCAAACGTACCGACATCCGCTATCGGAATGCAAGACATTTCCATCGGTGCGGACTCGGGGGAACCGCTAGAAGTAAGCGGCGCATTGCTGTTTAGTGGTCCACAGTGTGTTACATGGTCGGGAGGGCAATTCGTCGAAGACGGGATCCCGTTGATTCCAGAAATTATCTCAGTTCAGCCTAGTGTGACAGCAGGTAGCTTAATCACCGGGCAAATTTATGAGTATGTGGTTTCGGCTGAATGGACCGACGATGCCGGTAACTTGGTGCGTGGACCAACAAGCCCACCATTCAGCATTACACTGACGGGCGGCAAAACCTCGTTTGACATTGTTGTCACCAACATTCATGTCAGTAGCAAAGCCAACTTGCGGCTAATCATTGAGCGCACAGCATTTCTCAATGGGCAACAATCTGTCCAACATTACAAGGTTGTCAGTGACCTTACGCCGCTGTTGAATAACGATGCGTTGATTTCAACGTCATTCAATGATGGTGTTAGCGATTCGGTAATTATTGCTAATGAGCAATGCTACACCGATAAAGGTTACTTGGACCGTTTTCCCGCACCCCCAAATGTTGGCGGCACAGCTAACGCCACCAACACTTTCCTAATCGGTTACGACAACGCCATTTGGTTCAGCGGGCCAAAAACAGAAGGTGACGCTTGGTGGTTTTCCCCCGCTTTCCGCATTCCTATTCCTACTGCCGAGCAAGTGACTAAGCTTGTCCTAATGGACAGTACGCTAATCATCTTCTGTAGCTTGAGCAACGTCTTTGCTCTCAACATCTCGAACCTGCCCGATGCTACTGGTAACGGGCAATTCCCTGTGCCAACGCTGTTGCCGTTTAGCAATGGTTGCACTGGGCACGCTGTGGTCACCAATGACGGGATTATGTATTCATCGGCGCAAGGCGGGATTTGGCTAGTCACTAGAGCGCTGCAGAATACTTACATCGGGCTCAGAGCTTTGACCGATGTCGAGTCCGGTTTGCCTGTAACGAGTATACAGGTAGACAAACAGCAGTTTGTTTACATTTCGTTGGGCTTTTCGGGCAACCTGGTTGTGTATGACCAAATTGCAGACCAATGGTACAAGTGGAATCCGACAAGCTTCGACGGCGAGATAATGACGGTGCACAAAGGGCTCTTAGTCTACGCTGCCAGTGGTGGAGTCTGGCGCTACGCACCTAACACATTTTCCGACATTGACAGCAGTGGCACGCACAACGCTATTCCCCAAAGCATCATCGCAGGGAAAATGTTCTTCGGCGACATCCGTGGATTCGTTCGCCTGTGGAATCAGCAAATTCAAGGTAGCTATCTTGGCGCGCACACGCTCAATGTCTTTGCTACGTACTTCATTGATGAGCAACAGACCACTGTTGCGGCTACGTATACGATTAGCCCTGTAGCGGGGCAACCGTACGTGTTTGAGTTGCCGCCGAAGGTTGAGGAGATTTCTAGTGTGAGCTTTCAGTTTAGCGAAGTTGCTGTAGCTGATTCGCCGGGGTTCACGCTGGAAGGTTTTGGATTCGAAGTTGGCATTGACGCCAAGCTTGGACGTGTTGCAACGTCTAGAAAGATTTTGCCAACATGAGTGACTGGCAATCACTACGTAATAACCCGATAAGCAACTTTGTTCTCGGCTCCGGTACCCCACAACAACCTGGTGTTGGTGGCGTCCGTGACCTTAGCCATCCATTGCAGCGTGACCCTATCAGTGGAATGTATTTCGACCCACAGACAGGGACAAGTTATTACGATGCGTTGGGAACGCAAGTTGTCACGGACCCGAATGTTGCACAGCAAGTAGCTACGAATTTTCAGCGTGCCAACGCTTTCCTAGGCCAGATTGTTCCGTTACAACAACAACAGCAGAACGTCTTTGCCAATCAGGGAAAACTTGCTGGACAGTTGCAAGATATCATTTCTGGCAGAGCTCCTAGCCTCACGCAAGAGCAACTGACCAATTCGTTGAATCAGATTGCGCAACAACAGCAATCTCAAGCTGCAGGAACTTCCGGACCAGGACAGTTGCTTGCGCAATTGGCAGCAATGCGGAACACAGGGCAGGCTTCTATCGGGGCTAACAACACTGCAGCCACAGCGCGCATTCAAGAGCAGCGAAGCGCACAAGATGCGTTAGCTCAACTACTCAATTCGCAAGCTTCTGGTTTGGGCAGCGCTATCAACACAGATGTTGGTGCGGGAGAAAATTTTGCTAACTTGGCTGCAGGCGGACAAGCCTCACAACAAGGGTTAAACGCGCAAGCTAACGCAGCTAACGCAAAATCTAGCGAAAATCTCGGCTATGCTGCGCTTGGTGGATTGGGCAATCTAGTGTTGCCATCGGGAAGCCAGAGTTAATTCTCCATGGCAACCGACATTCAAATTCAAGCTGGCACGGGCGAAGTTCCCCCTATCGAGACGACTACAGGGGAACAAACCAACACAACCCAAAGCAAGCAGATTGCGCAATCTCCTGAAGCTAAAGCTGCTGAAGCATCCCAACAGCAAGCCGCCGAAGGTGTAACCACTGCGCAAGGTGATGTCGCTAAAGCTATTCCCGCACAAGTCGAAGCGCAAGCCAAATCGAAGGATGCTTTAGCTGACCAAGCTAAAGCCGACATTGCTGAACAGCAGCGGCTAATCGCCGCTCGTATGCCCGCTATTCAAGCTGCGCAGCAACTCGCTAGCCAAGCTGAAGAGCAATACGCTAATCACAAGTTCTACGATTATTGGTCCACGCGTTCCACGGGAGACAAAATTCTCACTCGAATTGCGCGCGGGCTTACTGCATTTGGCAACAAAGGGCTTGGAATCAGCGGCAACGAAGTAGCGGACCAAATTAACGCAGATATCAACAGAGACTTCGAGAAGCAGAAGCTCGCTTTGCACAGCAAAGAGCAAATGTCCGAATGGCGTAAAGCCGGCGTCAAAGACATGTATGCCCAACTACAAAGCGAGCTTGGCCAGCTTGCTGTGAAACAAGCCAAAGCTCACGAAGCAGTAGGTGCAACTGCTGAAGCTATGTCTCTGCGCGCGGGGCAACCCCTGCAAGTAGCTCAACAGAATGTCATCACTGCTAAGGCGAATGAAGATGCAGCAAAGCTCAAAGTGACTGCTGCGCAGCATTACGAACGCAGCACCGAGGCGACGAAGCAAAGCAAAATTGGACAACAAGTCACTGCTGGCAAAGGCGGTGCGCCAACGATGATTTTCGACAAAGTCGGCAATCCTATTCAAGCTGCGCCGAACAAGGAAACCGGAGATAAGGTTAACCCGAGGCTTGCCGCTACGGGCAGAGCTTACGACTTAACTAACGAGTTAATCAACTCATTCAAGAGTGGAGCAACGTTAGATATCGATGAATTAAACAAACGCCGGAGCATGCAAACAGAGCTTCAAATCTTGATGCCCGCGCTTCACGGATTTACTAGACTCACCAGTGAAGACGTTGAATTGTTTAAGAAACTTACAGGCGGAGATATCGAAGCGGTTACTGCAATTGGTGCAGACAGGTTGAATCATCTTCTGGATACTTTGAAAACGGGCGCAGCAGAGCAATTGCGCAGCGTAGGCATCAACCCAACACCGGAAACAGTTGACCGCGCAATAGATACAGAAGCAGCAAAAGCTTTTGCTGGCAAACAG